AGTTTCCAAATCTTGTTCATCAGCGCCACCTTGTCAGGGATGTGCTCTAGGAAATCATAGGCACGAATAAGACCACACGAGTTGTCTGGTAGGTCTAGCTCTAGGAAGTCACCGATGTAGTTAACGTTGGGTCCACCGTGGATGTCCACGCCTAGGTAGCCTTCGGGCTTGTCGTGTGCCGCGCCTAGGTCTAAGCAGTGCAGTCCACGTCGACGTGACCAAGCCATAGTGTTGCGTTCAATGTACTTGTGATACAACTCAACAGTTTCCACCTGAATCTTGGCGTTAGTTTCAGTTTGTGATTGTGTTTGGTCTTGGTGGACACGCTGTAGATACAGGTTCTCACGAATGTAATAGAACTCACCTACTTGAAAGAACTGAGCCATAAGGTCTTGGTCGTCCAAAATGTAGCGTGTTGGATCGTAGCCATTAATCTTCTTGTAGGCGTCAGCACGGAAAGCACGTAGGTGGTTCGGCGCGTACCAGATGTATGAAACGTTGTGTGGGTACGGTGCAAAGCCAGCAGCGACGTTATAGCCGTCAATGTCCTTGTATGTCCAGCCGTGGTTAGAATCAAACCTGTCTCCGTTAGGCGTACCGTCAGCGTTAATCTGAGCAAACTGTGAGTAGCAAAACACCACGTCCTCGTAAGTGTCAAAGACTTCCTTGACTTCTTCCAAGGCTTCAGGCATAAGTTTGTCGTCGTGATCTAGTTCAACAAAGATGTCGCCACGGCACTGCAAGATAGCCTGACCTTTGTAGTAGCCAACGCCCTTGCCTTCAGCAGTAGAACGCTGAATCTTTACACGGTCATCTTTGGGACCATTCCACTCAGCGCCGTTGTTGAGTAGAACTATCCACTCCCAATCCTCATAGGTTTGTTCGTTGAGTGAGGCATAGCACTCGTTCAAATACTTTGTATCGTGGCTTGGCGTGAATACTGAAATCATTTTATCTCCCAATTATCTAATGCTTCGTTTAACTGCTTCAAGATGTTAGTCAAGCGGTCTAGTGATTCTCCCACAGCCCACAGGTCTACCATCATTTCTACTGCGTCTAATTCACTCTCCATCTTTAATGCTCCCCATAATTATTGATGCGATAAATAACAAAATTCAGAATAGCACACCGACAGTGGTTCTCATGGCTTCTCCTTCCAGTTCATAATTGCACGGATGTACATGATGACGTAAAGGAAGCTGTACAGAATGAATCCGTACTGATGTGTGTGTATGGCATACACAACCCATACACCTTCATTGAGGATAAGTATGAACCAACCCCAGAGTTTCTTGCTACCTACGTAGAACAGGCCACAGGAGCCAATAGCGGCTAAGACCCATGACCACATCAGGAATTCCACACCGTCTTGTACTTCTTCATCATGAACTGTGTGAGTCGCATGCCTTCGTAACGTCGGCATAGGTAGTCCAAGGAAATAAACATTGGGTCATAGGAACCTTCTTCTACCTCGTGGCACACAATGATGCCGCGCCAGTGAGCGTTGCCTTGGTATCCCTTGTAATCTTCGTCGTGAAGATAGCATGCACCGGCAACTAGGCCGTGCTGTGAGCGTCCACTGACAAACTTAATGCCGTAGTCAAGTGTTTGCTGGTGTCCCATAGTAAATGAGTGTCCCAGTTTGTTTAGTCGCGCCAAGGCTGAACCGCCAAGTGGCTTACCAGTCATGGTGTTAGCCCAAAAGTGAGCGTAGTACACTCCGTCTATAGGTACAGGCTTTAAAAACGGGTGAACTTCCCAACCAGTTTCCGCATAAATGAGGTCATCCGTCGAAATGACGCCTTCAAGCTGTGCGTCCGATTCCACCGCTCTGTTAATACGATCCTCATGGTTTCCAAGAAGTATATGTCGCTCCGGCTGCCAAGGACGGTGTTTGAGTTTCTTCTTGTGTTTGTTGTACGCTTCAAACGCTTCATTTAGTATTAACCATGCTGAGTTTGCCGCCTCAATGTCTTGAGTGTAACGACGCCCTTCCATTGACTTCTTGCCCTTGTCATACGACGAAAGCGAAGGCATGTCAGCGTGGTCGCCTAGGTGAATAATCTTTACTGGCTTATCTCTGAATTGGTCAACAATGTATTGCCCAATCCAGCGCAGGTGGTCTTGTGGGACTCCTGCTTTTGCTTGTGTATCTGGAATTACCACGTGTGTAGTCGGCCTCATGATTCCATCCTTGCTAGGTAAGAATCATTCTACATCAGGTTGTGCAAAAAATGGTGGATTACTTGTTGGAAATTATTGCAGCAGCAACTTCAGCCGGTGTGGTGGTGTAGAGGTCGCCCCAGTCGCACGCTTTAGCAAACCCACAGAACCACAAAGCGCCAGCCACTAGGCCGGAGCAAATCCACGTATCGTCTTTTCTGAGGCAAACGGCGTCGGGTAGGGCCATGTCTAGGGCACACGAAAAGATTGACAAGAATCCGTATTTAGACCCCACCTGGGTCAAAAGAAAGTTCATGAACCTGACTCGATCTAGGTCAGCAGGGAAAGGGACAACTTCGTAGGTGCCACCTGGAGCCACCGAGGACAACAATTTGTCGCTGGTAACGCCCTTGCCTTCAGCCTGAATAATGGTCCAGTCGTTGCCTACCTGCTCGTGCAGGACAGCAACGTGGTTGAACTGGGAGAAGTGAGTCTTTTCAAACCGCTTCTGTGCCCAGCGAATACTGGCTCCGATAATGCCCTTAGATTTACAAAAGACTAAATCACCCTGCTGCATCATCACCCTCTAAGATTTCAATTCTTTCCTCTAACAATGATAATTCATTGTCTTGACGAACGTCTGTTACGTCCTCGATGTTCTCATGTCCGTGACGAGTGGCGAAGTACGTGCTGATGTACGCAGAGATGAGACAAAAGACAACTAACTGCCATGTGAAGTGACTAACTGCGGTCTTAATGCAAAAGATGTTGGCAAGCCAGTAGCCCACCTCGGTCATGCCAGCAACGTGTGGACGACCACGAGCTTCAGCCTGAACCATAAGCACAGAGAATACGTTGGCAACGCCAAGCGATAAGGCTGCGAGTAATGCTATCTTCATTCTTTGTCCTTTAGTAATTCGTGTATTTCTTTTACCAGAGCGTGTGTCTCTAGGTCTAGGTTGTAATCCTTAACCGAGTGCTCAGTATCAAATTTCTGCATTTCGTCAGATAAACGGTCAGCTCGTTTGGCTGAGATAAGTAGCACTGATCCTTGTAAACCAGCCACCATAGAGAGCACTAGGTTCAGTCTGAAGAATGGCGCAGGGTCAATGCCGAAACCAGCAGAGAGAATCCACAGCACCATAGCGGTGCAGAACACAATAAGAAATGTCCAGGTACCCATGCCATGACGCATTAGGTCAGCACACTTCTCCCCAAACGTGCGTTTTTTATTCGTATTCAAGGTCATTAAGGTGGGTTTCAAGTTCTTTAGCGACACGCTTAATGGCTTTCTTGTTTTTTTTCTGCTCGTCAATGATTTCAAAAACTGCTTTCTCGATGCGATCCACGGCATCCCTCAGTGAACTACCGTGATTTGGCAACAACTCAGATTTCACTTTCTTCCAAACAATACGGCCAACAAAAAAGATAATGGGGAAAACAAATACTGCCAGTACTTGTGCAACGCTGGCAAGGTTATTCCAGTTCATGCGCTCGGAACGGGATGCGCTGACGTTGCGTTCAGTTGGTTGGTGTTAAAGCGTAGGTAGGTCTGTGGGAGTCGTCCGTCTTGTGATACGTGGCAGTACGAAGGGTCGCCTTCTTGACCGTGACTAATTGTTAAAGGGTTCTGAGCGTTAGCACCAGACACGTCAACAACAAGTGCTGTGTGCCAGCCAGTTCCAGGACCGTACACGATAACGTCGCCAGGCTGTACCTGAGCAAGTGGAATCTTTGTACCGTGACCCAGCAGTGTGCCGGTGTAGCCTTCGCCGTTGTAGCCAAGACCGTTAGGGTCTGGTGCGCCAGCGTGGTTGTAGCAAAGAGTTACAAACGCTGAGCAGTCAGCAAACACAGGCCACTTGATTGGGTTTTGGTTGATGGCTTCCATGCGTTGTCCACCTTCGGTGTAGTGGAACTGCTTGTGATGAGCTGCAAAGTACTTAGCCCAACCTACAATGTTTTGTCTTACGTCTGTCATGTTTCTCCTTAAATTGATACGAGGTGTGCTGAAAGCCAGGTAAACACTGAACCAGTTGTGTTGGTGCGGTTTGATCCTGAAGTTTGTTGGCAAAACAATTCAATCGTTACTCCAGAACCGATGTAGAAATCTCCTGAAACAATAATTGATGACTGCTGACTTGCGGTGAGACTTGGTAGTGCAGAGACAAGTGCCTCGGCACTTCCGTTCAAGTTTATTTGAACTTGAAAATCGGTAATAGATGATGATGGGGTTATTGATACACAACCTGAAACGTGATAAACACCAGCAGTTCCAGTTGTCAGTCCAGAACCAGAAGCGCCCATAGCTCCTTTTGTGTACGACGCAGAAGAAAAAGTTATTGCTGTTGCCGTTGCGTCAATTAAAGTTGTCGCTGACGTGGCGTACACGCGCCCAGCGTCGTTGCCTGAAACAGAACCAGATGCGCCTTGTGGCCCCTGTGGTCCCTGTGACCCCATACTACCAGCGCCACCAGTTAAACTGTATCCCCACTTAACACCGCTACCGTTGCCGGTAGAAATGAGTGGAAGATTAGGCGTTGACGTTGACGGTGGCAACCATACTGGTTGTGGGGTTATTTTCATGTTGTTGAAACTGGGTTGTAATTGTAGGTTCCAATAGTTTTTAGGGTAAGAACTAAGTCTCCTTCAAAACCATTTTCAAAGTTGTCACGGCGCTTGTGAGGAATCCAGTCCATACCTTCAACAATCGCTGTCACTGAAAGAGCACCTTCGGTGTAGGTAATAATGTCTTGGTTTTGGCGACGAGTCTCAAGCCAGTTAAATTCACCGTAAGGGTCTGAGTAAACTTCAAGACCGTCAACAACATTGACTGAGAATAATTGTAGCACAGCAGAAATCATTGTTCCTTGAACAACAGTAGGCCATGATTTGAGTGTCCATCGGTGAAGCACTGGCGATACGGTTTGTGAGGAACCAGAAGTAAGTGTCACCGTTACTTGGAATTGTTCAGCTTTGGTTGTGATGGTTGGCAGTTGGTACTCAGTAGCCGAGCCAGATGTAAATGTTGTAATTGTTTGACTAGTAGTTATTGTTGGGTCGTTAGGATCAAGAATAACAAGAGCACTCACAGAAGAACCGCCGGTTGCTACGGCGCCGTAGTCAAACAGAACTGGAATTTTCTTGTCAGGAATACCGTAGTCAAATGTTCCAGAGGTAATAGAACCGCTTGAAACGTATTTAGAAACTACGGGAACACCACCATTGTTAGTAGCGTATGGCCCGTAGATTCCTTTACCAGTAACCGCCATGAGTGGCGTATTCGTAGATGGGTCCCAGTCAAGACATGTAATAATTCCCTGACCAGTCACCATAAGGTCTGATGCGTATGAAGGAGTTAGTGGGTCGCCAGCAATAAAGTTACCAAGGTCTAACTTTCCTAGACCAGTGCTTACACTGTCGTAATTGTTCCAAGTAAACCATACGTAGCGTCCGTCACCAACTATTGCAGTAACAGGTAAGTTGACTGGCTGAAGAATGTTAGGAATAAGTGGGCCAGCCTTAAGGTCACCAGTAGCAGTAGCAGTAGGGTCGTAAATACTTAGCGTCTGAGTCATACGAATACCACGATTAGTACCGATAAATACAAAGTTTAGGTACGACTGAATACAAGTTGGGTATTCGTCAGGTGACATTGGCAATGCCTGAACTGGAAAGTCCAAGTTCCAAGGAAGGCTGGTTGATGCAGAAGTAATTGTCTGAACACCAGAAGCAGTAGAGGTTGAAGAACCAAGCATGTTAGACCTGTAGACGCAACCGCTTCCTTTGTTGCCGAGTGGTGAGCTGACGTATCCAGCAAAGTACACTTGTGTTTCTCCACCCGTAGCATCTGACCAAACCCAGTTAGGATTGCCGTGAGTCATCAGCACGTCTGGTGGTAACGAGAGCGTTGCAGTACCGTTCCATGAAATTTCACCAACGCCACTAATTGTGTCAATAGTAAAGGTGCTACCGCTAACAGATAGAACTGTCTGAATACCGTTGTAAGGACTTACACCTGGGCTAAATACTTCTAAAGCAGCAACAGACGAAACGTTTGTACTGGTGATTTGAGTAGAAACAAAGGTAACTGTATTGGCCGTTGCAGAAGTTACAACTGCTGTTTCACTTAAACCGTTGCCTGAACCCATGCTGTATGTAACAGTGATGGTATCTCCCTGATTAAAGTAACTATTTTCAAATAAACTAATAGTTAAGTAACCGCCGGAAAAACTACAACTACCATTACCGTACTTCTCTGCATTAGCAATGTTAATTTGCTGACCTACAGAAAAATTAACTGTATTGGTGCAATAAACAGTTGTTGTTCCACCACTGGTGTAAATGTACTTAATGTTCTCGGTGTTCTCTCCAACGCTGGGTGGATTGCCAAACGCAGGAGATGAAGTTGCAGAACGTGGTTGAAAGGCGTAGAGGCGGTTCTTGTATGAAGCAACCAACTGGTCGTTCGCCCACTTCAACATTGTGTAGCCACCCGTGTAGCCAGAGGTCAGGTCAGGCGCAACGTACAACTGGAATGTAGAAGAAGTACCTATCTGGCAAAACCAGATGCCTGTGTTTGTAGCCAAGTAAACGTAAGTGTCCTCGGTGGAAATGTCATAGATGGCACTTGGTGATGATCCACCATACGAGCTACCAAAACTGCATGTTGTCTTAGATGACCAAGAACCACTCTGAAAGTATGAAACTGAAGCACCTTCAACGATTACAACATAGTCACCACAGCGACTCATAAAAAGACTGCTAGAAGAAGAAGCGTAAAGTTGCTGAGTATCTGGAAGCAACGTTGCCTGAAGTGGATAAGAGAATACGTCAACGCCTTTGGAGTTTAGAAAGCGTGTCTCTTGTGCATCACCCTTGCGGTCAAGTGAGAACTGTCCAGCACCCATTGACCATTCAACTTGCTCACGTCGCCATAGTCCTTCGGTGTTGACGGTGCCCTCACCAACAATGTTCGTCATCATAATTGATTGACGCTGTGCAGGAATTGTCTTGTGACGGAAGGCTTCTCGACGATACGGCTCAAATGAAGTGTCTACTGCATAACCTTTAGTTTCTGCCGTGGCAGGGTTGTAGATGGTTACAGCACTAAATTGATTGCCACTTGTGCTTGCCATTACCAGCTACGCACCTTTGTGTACTGACGTTGTAGACGGTCTGCTTCTTCACTAATTCTCTGCATGCGACGGTTGATGAGAGCGTTAACAGAACCAGCAACAGCACCAGCAACAATTTCAGTTGCCTTACGTGGGTCGGGTTGAGACTCTATAAAGTTACGGCTGATTTCACGAGGAAGTGTAAGGTCAATCTCGGCGCCGAGTGGTGGCAAGTCAAGCATGGTAGAAGTGAGGTTTGGAATGTTAGGTGAGTTAGCACCACCAATAGCCACGGCTGTTCCGTTAGCAGTAGCGACAGCACTCATAGTTACAGTGGCCGCACCGACGTTGATAGACGAGATAGTGGTTCCACTAGGGATACCAGTTCCACCTAGAAGCATGCCAATGTAAAGACCAACGGTGCTCGAAACAGAGGTAAGCGTGGCTGATCCGTTGGTAGTCGTAGCAGTAAAGTTCACCGCAGCGTTAACACCGTAACCGTTGAAAGGTGGGGCTTCATCGTTAGTTGCAGGAGTGTTTATAACCGAGTCAGATGCCGCAACAAACTTGATGAATGGAGCGGAGTAGGTTATGTAAATAGGTAGACCTGGCCAACCTGGTTCACGAATGATAAGCCCACGGCCAGAAGGGAACACTGGGTCAGTGCTGTTCTGTTGCCAACGTATTACTTTCCAAGATTTGATTGCTGGAAATGTACGGTATGGCGGTGCAATGCGGTACCTGACTTCAAGAATGTCAATGAAGTTGTCTGGCAAGTCACCTAGGTCGTAACCAGCAAACACTGGGTTGTAGGTAATCTGAGCCACACCCACACGGAACAGTCCGTTGGTTGGGCTAGAAAGGGAACGAAGGTCGTCGTTGATTGCCACACCAATGTCGTAACGGCTGTAACGAGGATTGATGTAGATGATAACGCCAGCGTTGTGGCTGGTTGCTACCGAGCCGTAGTAACCACGAGTAACGGTGGCAGTAAGCGTGCTGGAGTTCCAAGATGTGACGTAAAGCAGTTCAAGCTCTACGGCCAAAATTACACCAACAGTAATTCCAGTGGTTTGAGCGCCACCTAAAACTACTGCGGTGTCTGTAGAACCGATTGAAGTAGTTAGTGTGACGGTACGTTCACGGATACCACCCATTACACGACGGTAAACCTTTTCAATGAGGTCGCCAAAAGTCGTACCGTTACCAGTACTACTTGAACCGCCTACTGTTATAATTGTTGGCATAGTTTTTCCTTAAGTAAAAAATTGAAAGAAATCACCAGTGGTAACTGGGGCTTTTTTGAATGTTGCAACATTAGTTATTGCGGAGTTTGAAGAACCAAATGTCCAAGAAGTCGTGTGAGATGATGAGTCGGAAGATACGTAGTATGCAGTTCCGTAATACCAATACGACGAAGAGGAAACCGATGTCCAACTATTAGAAGGTGATCCAGGGTTGCTAGTTGTAGTATCAGCAGTTCCACAAACATAACCAATCCATAATTCATTAGGATTTGCAGGAGTTATCGATGGGGTTGAAACAGTTGGGCCAGAAACAGAGCTTGTGTTGTATTGATCAAGTGCAGAAGAAGTGCTGGAATCAAGTCCACTAAACTCCATTATTGTTATTTGTGATGAATTTATGTTTGCAGAATTACTACCAGTTGCTGTTGCAGAAAACGCAGTTGTGCCATTGGGAACATTGTAGCCTTCAAAAATTGCAAGAACTTGTTGGTAGGTTCCGTGGCTTTGGCTAACGGGGTTAATTTTTACCCATGTAACACCACTAATAGGAGCCATGCCGATAATGAAATTACCAACAGGTGTTGCCTGAGCCATTACCGTTACAATTACTCGACCAGTTGTTGTTCCGCTAGGAAGTGTTTCTGAAAAAAACGCTCCCGAAATAGATTGCAAAAGAGTAATAGCCATTAAGCCACCGCCACACAACGCCAAGCAGCAGTAGATGAGTTCCAGAAGAACCCTACGTCAAGTCTGCTAGTACCTACAGTAGTTGTTGGCAAAGAAACGGTTGATGATTCAAATGAAGCACCCCATGTCAATGCAATAGCCGTAGTGCCTGTAATTGAAATAGAAAGTCTTTGACCGGAAACAGGACTACCTGTAAGGTTTGTAGTGAATGAAGTAATTGCTGTGCTTTGACCAGTTATGTTTACAAAGTTATAAGTATTGGTGTTAATTGCAGGGGTAGCGGAATTAGAAGTAAGTGTAAGAACGCTTGAAAGAGAGCCTGTTGTACCTTGGTTACCTTGGAAACCTTGTGTCCCTTGAAAACCTTGCGTTCCCTGCGTACCTTGCGTTCCCTGCGGACCCTGAGCACCCTGAGCACCTTGTGATCCTGTAGAACCAGTAGCGCCTTGTGCTCCTTGTGCCCCTTGTGGGCCACCGTATGCACCTTGAGTACCTTGAAAACCTTGGGAGCCTTGAGCCCCAGTACCAGTTAAACCTTGGTACCCTTGAGGACCTTGAGAACCAGTTGTACCTTGAGTTCCCTGAGTACCTTGTGGGCCTGTAAGACCTTGAGTACCTTGGAAACCCTGATTGCCTTGTGTGCCTTGCGTACCCTGTGTACCTTGTGGTCCACCGTATGCTCCCTGTGGTCCTTGG